GTCGTTGAACCTTCCCATTTCTGGGCTTGGCTGCTGATTGTCCGGTCTGGACTTCCCAGCAATTCACGGAGTTTTTCATAACTAGTTCCCTAGTTAAGCGGCAAGTCGTTCACCGTAGAGTTTGATCGCAGACTGAGTCCCTGTCACAGCTACTGCCCTCGACATGATTTGGCAGACGTTGCTGTTTCGGGTGGTCAGTGAGGCTGCTGCTGCACTGATGGCATCCCCTTCCAGGTCGGTTGTGGTTGAGGTTGCGGACAACTCTTCTGTGATCCACTCAAAGACGGTGTTTGAGACGTTGCGGGTCCCTACACTGTTGACGAATGGGGTCTCAGTGGGAGAGATGTTATAAACAATCTCTTTAATATCAATTACATCCTCCTCGGTTCCCGACGCCTTAATGTCATACGAGGTGGAGGCATTCGTTAGAAGTGCCATTGTGACTTACTCCAATAATCTAGATTACCCATATTGGGCAAAAAAATTTGCAGGTTCAACGCAATAACGCATCAAACACTGCAACTGCGTCTTGGTTCTTCCCAGACTTCTGTAGGCGTTGCATTGACTTTTTGAGTCGTGATGCACCTTCATCGGTTGGGGTAAAATTCCGGCCCATCTTCGGTGCTGTTTTCACAGTCGATTCAGGACTCTTCTTCAGTTGTTGCTTGGCCTGCGAGGTAGTCTTGTTCGCTTGCCAGGCTGAGTACAAAATTGCGACAAGGCGGGAGTCGTATGCTGCAGAGAGGTCTTGCTCGGTCAGACCAAATTTCTCTTGAGCAAACTTACGGATCTCGGCCTTCTCGGTCTTTGCGGTCTCTTTATCGGTCCATGCTGGAATCAACTCCAACAGATTCTGTCGTTCGGTTTCGAGATGCTGGGCAAACTGTTGCTGTTGCAACTGCTGTTGTTCTGATTGCAGGTACTGCATCTGCTGGGCACGTTCCTGTCGTGCCAACTGTCGGTCCCGTGCTGCATCCTTTTCAAGCACAAACTGAACTGGATCTTCGTGTCGCAGACGTTCCCAGGCTTGTGGATCTGCAGTCCAAGCAGGTTCTGGGATGTCCGGTTGCTGCTGAATCTGTTGGGCAAACTGATTGAGTTGCTGAACCCGTTGAGCATAGTCCTGTTGCAGTGCCTCGGCCTCTTTTCTTTGCTGTGCGAGTTGCTGGGTCTTGCGGGTATAGTCACTCTGTCTGCTGTATCCCTTCTGCAGCTCATCGAGGGAGACCTCGACCTCCTCCCCATCAATGATTACTTTGTAGAGTTCAGGTTCTGCTTGGACCTCTACTTCTTCTTGTTCTTCTTCTTGTGTGTCTTGTACATCGTCTTCGTACTCGTCTTGAGGTTCGTCAACTTCTTCGGTCTGCGGGTTTGGTCGAGTGCCAAGTAAATCATCGAACTTGTCAGCTACCAACATATCAGGGGTCTGGGGTGCTCCGTCAGTCTCTGCTGGGACATTCACGGAATCCGCATATTCACTCATCTAAATCACTCCTCTGTTTTGGTTTGTTTCTTCCTGCGGATACTCCGCTGGACCTGGGCGTTCAGTTCGTTCTGCAGGTTGGTTGCGGCATGATACGCATACCAGCAGTGCTCTCGATCTTCTGCAGTCTTACCGGAAATCCATTGCTGGACTAGGCCAGACTTGAGATCGTCAAATGCTTGCCTCACGGCATCTTCCTGCAGGATTTTCTTGGCAGCATCACCTATGCGTATTGTAGGGTCACTCATCTTCTGCCTTTCTGTTGTTTGATACACCTGCCGAGTTTTGCACAGACCTTTGGTGCTGGGCAGGTGGGACAGGGTTTGAATTTCATCGGGTTGGGCATGGGTTCCTTAAATTTTGAACGCAAAAATCCCTGCCTTTTTAGTTAAAAAAGCAAGGAAGTTAATTTGTTTCTAAGGGCTTTAACGTCGTACTTATCTAGGCCAAGATTGTAAACATCTTGATTGGAGAGGTTAATGATCTCATCTAATAACGCAGGGAACCGTCCACGGGATGCAGGTGGGTTGCGACCTTCCATGATCCTTGGATCATCTGGTCGGATATTTGATCCGGTGACCGTGTCTCCAGCAAATCCTCCAACTCGTCCACCAACACTCGCCACTGCTGCGGTGTTGATCCTTGTTCTTCCAGACCTAACACCGAGACGACCCTGTTCAAAAAATTCTCGGACTGGGTTTGATCTAACATCTGGATCTCCAGTATATTTCATGATCACAATGTCTGGTTCTCCCATTGTGGGATTCCAGCCAGTGCTTAACCAAAATTCTACTAAATCATTATACGCTTGTTTCCCATTTTTTCCAGCTTTCTCCATGTCCTCAATGAAAAATTCTCGACTAAATGGGATTCTGCCAACTTCAGAAAATCCAAACTTTTCATAAACTTTAGGAAGGAACCCTGACGGGTTCTCTGGTGTTGGGACTGCATAGGCATCAAGGACATTCCCACCTTTTGACAACGCCTTTAACATTGTGCCTGGTCCTCCTACCCCACTTGCCCCAGGTTCGTTGTTGAACACAGAAACAATCCGCACATCGTCAGAAGACAAAACCGGAGAATCAAAACCGTAATCATTTAAATAACTTTGACCATACTGCAGACCGAATCCAATTTTAGAATCCTTGCCTAATTGGAAAAGTTCCATCTCCCCAGATTTTATTTTTTTATTCAGATCCTTCTCTGAATATTGTGTTAGTGCCGCAGATGCTGGAGAAGATCGCAACTGGCGAGAAAAATCTGCAGGAGAAACTCCTCCATCATCTACCTTGGCCTTTGAATCTCGGAATTTTCCTAGACCTGCCTCAATTGCCAACTCTGCTTGTCGTGGTGAGCGTATATATTGATAAGGTGTTGCTCTTGTTCTACTGATCACTTCTTGATTGATCGTCTGAACAGGTTGAGACCTGTCGGCCAATTCCCAATCAATATTTTTGTCTAGTTTACCTGCAGATCGTTTTTCTCGATAAAAATCTGGATACAAGGCATCTGGAGCAACGGGTGCTGCAAATCGTCCAACGACCTCGCCTGCGAACCCCTTACCGTAAGAGTTGTGCAGTGCCTCTGTGTCTCGACCTAATCGTAAAGGAATCAAGTTGCCTTGTGCGTCTCGATGTGGTTTCAAGACAAGCATCGGTTGATTCTTTCTAGTTCCATGAAATTCCGCACTTCGAGTTTCATTTAAAATTTTTGAAATTGGCGGAACGTTGTATTTCTCAGCACCTGGTTTTGCCAAAATGTTCAAAATTTTTGCACGTTGGTCAAAGGTCATCTGTCCCGTTTTTTCATATGAACTGGGGTCTTCTAACCCAGGGAAGTCTGGCACTTGGACTCGGATCAATTTGTTCAATTCTACAATATCATTAGGACTAATCCGTCCATCTCGGACATATGCACCAACAGTCCGTAATGTGCTGTCCATCAATGATTGATTAGATTTATGAGCATCCTGACTAAGTGCATGAACAGTCACAAAGTCAGCACCTCCTTTTGTTGGAGGTAATTTACTTTGCCCTCCTAACAATGCTTTTTTAGGACTTGATGCCCACATAGAGGTTGTGTTGCTTTTACTGTTTGCAATTGCCTCTTCAGGGAATAGTAAAGACTCTCTGCCAGGTTCAACCACATACTCAGGGCCACCCATCATCGGGACAGGATCGTCAATCTTAGATGAGTCAATCCCTGTGTAAGTCTTCCCTCCAGTCGTCAAATCTGCCTTGATTGGAGCAATAGTCTTCCCTGGATAATCTGCAGGATTAAAGATAGGCAAGTCTTTGTACCGAGCAGGATTGCCTTGAGTAATATCAAAATAATTCTGTTGATATCGTTTGATGTCAGAGTCTTCTCCTGCCATTGCTTCTATTGGACTGAAAGGATCTCCAAGCAAGGCAGTTGGCATCATGGGAGCAACTAGACCCAGATAGTCCAGCAGTTCCCAGTCATCCAGCAGACCTGGTTGTTGTTGTACTGCTCTTCGTCTAGATCCGTACCTCTGAGGTCTCATGCGGGCATCTGTCCTGGTGGGGGTTGAGGTGCCTGGAACTGCTGTTCGTACAACTGCTGTTGTCTCACCTGGTCCACTCGTTCCAGCTCACGGTTTCGGGTCAGGGCATCCAGCAGTGGGGAGGCATCAATCGGTTGCTGGTACTTGAAGGAGAGTTCCTTCAATTTGAGGAAGAGTTCTGCTTCCATCTCGTCCCTCTTCCTGTCGTCCTCTCGTTTCATCTCCTCGGCACGTTGGGCAACCTCGAGCTGTTTCCTCTGGATCTCTGCCTGAGCCAGCATCTCCTCTGGTGAGGGTTTTGGTTCTTCGTTCTGTTGTGCAATCACTTGCTGCATTTGTTGTTGCAAGAGAGCTTGCATCTGCTGTGGAGGACGGAGGTATGATCCTGCCTCGGCACCCAGTCCTTGATCTGCAAAGAGACGTTGCAAAGTCTGGTAATACTGTTCTGGTCCGACGATCGGATTCATGGGTCCGTACTGGGCAATCAGCATCTCCTGTTTCTCCAGCAGTCCCAGCAGTGCTTGGCGTCTCTCTTCTTCAGATCCTCGTCCCAGTGGGAGGGTGATCAGCACATCGTAGTCTGCAAAACTCTGGGGATCGACCTGGACGAATTCACCTCGCAGTCTCATGACGGTCGGTTGGTCCATGTGCAACAAGGTGAGCTGCAGCAGTCTCTTGTACAACGGTTTGAAACCAGACTCGGCAATGTTTCGGGCGATCAGTTCCAACCTTGCCTGGGCTGCCTTCTGTGTTGCTGAAACGGCAATGCTCGTGGTGGACTGGAGATGCTCGGCATCAAGACCTTGGGATGCCTTGGAGATCCCTGTGCGGGTCTCCTTGACTTGATCCAAATACTGCAACAAAGGGAATGCGGCTGCTCCGACAAAGGGCATTTCCAGCATCTGGATTGCGCCTGCCTGTCGCATTGGAATCAGTGCCCCGACCTCGTCATTCGCCAGATCCTCCCAGTCCACAGCAGATTCCAGATAGGAGATCCTTGGCCTGGTGGACAGAGACAGAGAGTCCAGCATGTTCCGCATCACTGCACTCTTGATCCGTTGGATGTCTGCGAGTTCATCATAGAGAGACATGCCTCTCCAGGTGTGCTGTAAGGGATCTTTGCGGATCAAGAGGAAAGGGTGAGAATCGACAGGTTCGTTCATGATGATCTCATGAGCGTTGCCGATCGTGCAGATCCTCCGCAGTTCCGGCACTCCATCTCCGTCGGCATCGACACGCACGAAACTCTCAACGTACTGGACTAATCGATTGCTAGGGTCACTGTCGGTGTCGTCCTCTTCCCGCCAGTTCGGGTGCCTCAGATTCCATTCTTCGTTTGATCTAAAATCATCCTCGTATCCTTTGTACTCGATGATCGTTTCGTAGGGGTAGCCGAGTTCAACCAGGTCTCCGACTCTCAGCAGTTGTCGGTGCGCGACGATCTTGGCATCATCCAAGGAGGTAGCTGTTCTGTTGATCAAAAATTCTTCTGGTGGAAGACACTCCAGCCGGATCTTGCCCCGTGGAGTTCGCTTCGTCAGCACGACCGAATACAAACCTGGAGCATCTTCCAACTCTTCGCTTGACGTAACCTCATATCCTTCCTGCACAAACAGACCGATCTGCAGCTCGTCCAAGCCCTGCAGTTCTCGTGTTTGAATGTCGTACTGCGTCTCGTGCCAAACCTTGATGATGCCTTCGCCCTTGATCAGACAATCTTTGATGGCATCTGCAAAGACACTGTAGGCATTGCTCTGTTCCAAATACCAACTGACTAACTCTGTGGCTTGTGCGGCACCTGCGACATCTTCAGGTCCTCGTGGGATGAACTCACAGGATTTGTCATGACTGAAGAAGACCCGCATCAAAGAGGGGAGCATCGAGTGTACAGCATCATGGACTTCCCGACTGACGACCTGAGATCTGCCATCTTCTTCTGCAGGTGAGTCTCCACTGTCAGAGAACGGGGCACCGAGGTAGTACCGGAATGCAGAGGCACGGACTGGTGAGACCTCATCGTCAATGTGGTCCACAGAGTCTTGGATCGTGCCAGCAATCCAGGCTTTGAGGTCTTCTGCAGTCATCGGGGTGGGGGATTCAGCCATTTATTTCTTCTTTGCCGTTTTTGCGGATTGTTTGAATGCCTT